AGCAGTTCGGATTGCAGCAGCAGAAATTGCGCTCTGAAACCCAAAAAATGGGACTTGATAGCTATGCCGAGGCTATTCAGGACGTTCTCCGTCGCCCTGAAAATGAGCGAGCATCAACATGGGACGCCTATGTGGACCAGTTCGTCGCAATGGGCCAGCCGGAAGCCGCGCAGTTGCGTGGTCGCTATTCGGAGCAGACGGCACGCGCGATGCTGGCGCAGGCTGGAAAGCTGTCTGAGTTCAACAAGGCGTCCGAGGTCGATTATCAGGTGATCCCGCAGGGCGGTAAGTTGCAGGGCTTTCAATTTGGCCAGCCGCTAGGCGGTGGTCAGCAGTCAGGCGGACCCCAGCCTGGGGTTATCGAGGACGGATATCGGTTCAAGGGCGGGAACCCCGCTGACCCGGCATCATGGGAACAGGTAGGAGGTCAGACGGCTCGCCCGTCTGGCGGCTTTTGATCCCATGGGCATTCCGGGGGAACGAGTAACCAGCACATACAGAGACCCGGCCAGGAACCGCCGTGTTGGAGGCGTCGCGAATAGTTACCATATGCGGCGCGGCCCGGATGGCCGGCCTCTGGCGCGCGATAGTGTTCCTCCTCCTGGGGTGTCAATGGGGGATTATTATAGGCAGTTGCGGCAGCGCAACCCCTTGCTTGATGTTATCAATGAAGGCGATCATATCCATATGGAACCAAGGGGCTAATCGTGGCGGGACCGTGGGAAAGATACCAGCAACCGGGCCAGCCCCCTGCCGTCATTTATGGGGAACCTGACCCATTCAAGGCGTCCGCCGAAATTCGTGCGGAGCGGTCCGCCAATCGTCAGGACGCGGCTGCTATCCGTGCGGCAGAGGCTTCCGACAGGGCAGCGGCAGCAGCAGAGCGAGCGGCGGCAACGGATGCGCGAAAGGTGGCAGCAGAAGAGCGCAAACTTGCCGCTGGTGGAGGGATTGACGCTACCGAGAGCGAGAGGACGGCGGCGTTTCTTGCCACTCGTGTAGCCAATGGGCTTGAAACGCTAAAGGGTATTGGTAGCGGTGGAGACGCCACGCTCGGCACTCGCATCGCTGAAAATCTGCCATTCGGGCTTGGTAATTATGCCATCAGCGAGGATCGGCAAAGGGCCGCCACCGCGCAGTTGGACGTTCTGGATGCTGCGCTGACGCTGGGAACCGGAGCGGCCTATACCAAAGAGCAGATTGAAGGATATCGTCAATCCTATTTCCCGCAGCCGGGGGATGGTGATGACGTTATTGCGGACAAGTCGGCCCGTCTGAAAGTCCTGCTTGAGGCTGCGCGGGTGAAGGCTGGCGCGGCGGCTCCGGCGATTGACCGGGCATTGGCCAATGCTGGAACGGACGCTCTGGCAGGCGCAGCCAAAGAGGAAACCGCCCCCGGCGACCGCAATGCCCTTATCAGCGCCACGCGCCGCGCAGATGGGCAGTATGATCTTGTGTGGGGTGATGGCCGCAAGCAAGTGTCGGACAGCATCCCTATGGCGTCCAGTGTCACGGCTGACATTGAGCCACCGCCTACAGACGAGGAACGCAATAGCGCGCTTGGGACGGTCGATGCTGTTGTGCGTGGTATAGCTGACACGGTTACGCTTGGCTATGCAGACGAGATTGCGGCGGCTGGCAATACGCTCTTTGGCGGCGGCACCTATGACCAACAGCTTGCCCGCGAACGTGGCATTGATCGTCAAGACGAAAGGGTTAATCCATATGCACGCTTGGGCGGACAGATCGCAGGCGGTTTTGCGCTTCCCACTGGAACGGCGACCGGGGCGCGAGGGCTGGCAAGGATCGGCGCACTATACGGCGCAGGATATGGGAGCGGGTCCGCAGAAGGATCGACAACCGACAGGCTTATCGGCGCTGCGCGGGGCGGTGCTACTGGCGCGCTCGTGGGCGGTGGATTGGGTGCAATCGGGTCGCGCTTTGCAGGGCGTGGCGGTGGTGGCGGCCCTAATGGTGGTGGGGCAAGCGCTCAAGATTTAGCGACCGCCGCACAACAGGAGGGTGTCCGGGTTAGTCGCCCTATCGTTGACCCAACGGCGCGACCGCGCATGGCCTACCTAGAGAGCAGTATCGGTGGAAGTGGGCGCGTTCGCGAGGGCTTGCAGAATACTCGCGACGATTTGGAAGCCCGTGTCACTAGCTTGGGGGATGGCGGGACTGTGCAGTCCCCCGGCATCATCGGCCAGCGCGTTCAGGATGCGGCTGTCGGAGCGGATAAGGCTGCGCGCAATGTCGCGCGGCGGGACTATGAGCGCGCGGCGAAAATCGCCCCTGGTGCCAGGGTTACGGCGACTGAGGCCGTAGGCACTATTGACGGTCACATTCAGCGGTTGAGCGGCAACGCCAATAGCAACAAACCAATGATTGAATTCCTCGAAAATGTGAAAGCTGATTTTGTTGGGCCGGACGGATTGCCGCGCGCTAAAACGATTGAGGAAATTCGTGACCTTCGCACGTCCCTGAATGATGAAATTAGCCGCTCCAACCTTAGCCGGACGCGGGCGGAGACGCTGGTTGAAGATGTAGTTAATGCGGCTAGCCAGGACATTACCCGTGAATTAGGGCAGCAGTCGCCAAAGGCTTTGGCCTTGTGGCAACGCGGTGACAAGAAGTGGGCGCAGTATAAAACGGACCAAAAGCAACTTACAAGCCTTGTGCTTGGACGGGCCGATGATCCAGTTAGCGGAGAGGCTGTATTTAATCGCTTGCGCACCATGGTTTCACAAAAAGGCGATGCTGATAAGGTCCAGCGGCTTTTCGATAAACTGCCAGACGATCTAAAGCGCGACTATGTGGCGACGGTGGCGGAAAGTTTAGGGCGTCGCGCGCCTGATGAGGATTTTTCACCAGCGCTGCTTGTCAGTGCGGCGCGCGGCTTTTCGGATGAGGCGGCGCAAACGATTTTTGGGCCAGATGGAGCGCGCTCCATCAAGAACCTGAAAATGCTTGCGGAGGCATATAAAAGCACAACCGGCGCGCTTAATAACACCCGCTCCGGCATGGTGGCGAATTGGGCTAATTTCTTCCGCGACATCGTTGGCGGCGGTTTCATTGGCACGATGCTGGGTGGGCCGGTTGGCGGCGCTACCGGCATTGCGCTGGGTGCAACGTCTGCCGCGCTAACCGCTGGCGCGCGCAATCTTTCGGCTAAGGCACTAATGAACCCCGATATGTCCAGATGGTTGGCGGCGGCTCCGAGGGCTGCTTCTGGCGGCGCAATCAGCCGTCATATCGGAAGGCTGGATGAAATCGCCAAAAAGAACCCGGCAATTGCTCAGAACGTCATTCAGTTGAAAGACGCCATTGTCCAGACGGTGAGAGGCGGAGGCCAACAGGCGGCTGCACAAGACACGCAATCAGGGCAAAGATAGACAGCCATGGAAACGCATCAAACCACCATAGCAACGCTGCCCAGCCCGCAAATCGCAGGATTTTACCCATGGTAACGATCAATCTCCCGCCCCTGCCTATCAACCCGTTGGGCAACGCTGATACGGTAGCAGCCTTGCGCGCCATTCCTAGCGCAAATCTGGAGAACAACCAAGCCGTCGCTGTGGCTGGGAACATCTCGTCCGGTGACGGCGAGGGCGGTATTTATATTTGGTCAGAACTGACGACTACCGCAGACAATGGCACGACGATCATTAAGCCGACTGACCGTCCGCCGCTTGAGGCTGGCCGCTGGATACTCGTATCCGGTGGTGTCGCGGGCGGCTTCTATGGCCCATCCGCACAGGAGTTTGTCGCGACAGAGGGGCAAACCGACTTTGTTATGCCTTTCGATCTTGTCACGACGCCGGTTGTATTTGTGAATGGCACAAGGCAGGCATCCGCTGATTTCACCTATTCCGGGGACACATTGACACTTGTCACCCCCGCGAACGACAGCGATATTGTCACCATACTGGCGGCAGATGACGCTTTATTGCCCTATACCACCATAGACCGGGTTTCTGGCCTGCAAGCTGCGCTGGATAGCAAGGCAACGCCCGCCTATATCAGCGGCGTTCTTGGGTCGCGCCGGGCCAATGTGCTTGATATTGCGGATTGGGACAAGACCGGCACAAATGATATGGCGTCCAGTTATCAGGCACTGGTAATTGAAGCCGCAGAGGCAGGCGTCCCGCTAGATTGCGTGGCTGGCAAGGCTCTTCTTGGATCAACAATTACGTTGCCAGGCGGACATGTGTTTGAGGGCGTAAATAGTGGCGCAATTTTTATTGATCCCACGAAAGCATCATCATTTCTGATTGCGCATAGCGGAAAGGGCTTTATTCGCAGCGGCGGCAGTAATGCGCCTGTCTCGATCACGAACCAGGTCACGGTCCGCAACCAGCCGACACCTGTCACCAGCGTTCCCTATGTCCCGAACGACCACGACTTTGATTATTATTTCGCTGATATCTCCGACCTGAAAATGTCTCGCATCCTTACGCTAAATGCTACGCGCGGCATATACTTCAACGGCGGTCGCAACAATATTCATGAGTGGGGAGGCCAGTGCTTCAAGACAGGGCTTCAAGTTGATTGGTCATATGATACTTGCGATATTCAAAGCATACATCTCTGGCCATATTGGAACCAATCAGAAGAAGTAAAAGAATATATGCAGGATAATCTAACCTCATTCCTGCTTAAAAGGGTTGATAATTCATTCTTCAACAGGATTTTTAGCATTTGGCACAGATATGGATTTTATATCGATTGGTTTGCGGGTGATGGTCCGACTAAGCCAGCGGGTACCACTTACAAACTGAAACTGTGTCAGGCGGACCTTGATATCGGTGATTATCCATATTGGGTTGCGGCAGCAGCAGATGGCCACACGGCGAAATTCTCTCAGGTCACAGCGCAGGCCCGTGACGAGATTATCGCTTCGTCGCTGCTGACGGTCAACGGCCCTAATTGTCGCATCACTGGCGAGTTTGATGGAGCAGGAAGTGGTGGCAATGTCATCCTATGCACGGCGACGAGCGCTGGTGGCTTCCTTGATTTGGTCGCGAGTGGAAATAACTGGAATAGAACGGCAACCGGCTTCCCTGCTGTGGAGGTGGAGACTGGTGGAGCGCATGTTGACCTTTTGCCGGGATCGCGCTTTACCAACGGAAACGGCGGCGCGGTTTCGTCCGGCGATGTAACTGTATGGATACCTTGATATGACCCGTTCAAGAGACGCATCACGGCTTGTTCCCGATGGGGCGGATATCATACCTTTCCGCGACGGCGTGCTTTCCGACAAGCTCGGGCAAACCCGCGCCGTCGAGGATTATGCCAATCAGGCTGATCCGTTTGTAGCGCTGGATGCGGCTACATCGGCCTATGAGCAGATGTTCTTCACGGGCCAAAGTTATACGCCCGAGACACGCCTGTTCAGCCCTGACAAACTGCTTACGGGGAGCGGAACGACTTTCACAGCCAATGTCCCCGCTGGACTGACCGATAACCCGGCGAAAAGCGGCCTATGGCACGCTATGTATATGGCGGATGATGGAGACGCCGAACTTGGGAGCGCGAACCAGAACGCGGTGTTCGTGTCTGCCTATATGGCCCCGACCGACAGCCTTGCACCTTACCAGAAAAACGGGGGGCTTTTTAAGATCAGGTCCGCCGACCCTTCCACGGGCTCCACGATCTACCGAGATGCCGTTGCCATGGAGGCGCAGGCCGATGCTGTCGCTGGCAATATGTTTGCCCGCCTGTTTGGCGCGCACAGCCGCGTTGCCTTCGTAACGGGCAGTGATGGCTATACGCCCGGCATTGAGAGTGAAATCTATAACGAGGGTGAGGATCAGCCCTTAATTAACCAAACGAATAGCAAGCACGCCTTTCATGGCGTAGCTTCACACGGTCTTGTCACGGCAGGCTTGAAGCTGACGGGCGTAAATGGCGGCACCTTCCAGCATGGCGTCTATGCGGACCCGGAATCCCTCGCCTCCAACTTCCTGCTGCTGCGTGACGTTTTTTCGGTGAACGCTGCCGGAACCGTGGCGTCTGCTACCGGCTATATGCCGTTAGTTAACAACGTGGCCACGCTTGGCGCTGGCGCGACACGGTTTAAGTATTCTTATGCCAATGAGATTTCCGCAGTTTACAGAATGACCAGCGGAAGCTCGTACGACGTCACTGATAATGACAAGACGATTGTGGTAAACAAAGCAACAGGCAGTGGCACGTTTGTTGCGCTACCTCCTTCGCCAGTCACAGGGCGAACGATCATCGTAAAGGACGGTAAGGGCGATGCGGCAACTAATCCTATAACCGTGCTACCAACGTCTGGGAACATTGATGGTGCTGCCAATTATGTTATATCTGTCAACCGTGCTAGCGCTACATTCCAGTACGACGGCACTGAATGGGTAGTTCTATAAAATGGATCAAGTTATGAAACCCTACGCAGTCACCGCGCAATATTACGCCACCGGAAAGAAGTATGTGCGCAATCCTGCCCGTCCGGTGGTTCGCCCTGTCACCCATGCGCTTGAAGAATATTAAGGAGCATTGATATGTCAGGCGGCACTCAAAAACCACCCCAGGATCAGCGGGCAATGAAGCCCAAGCCCAAGCCGGTTCAGACCGCATCGGGTGGCACGCAAAAGCCAAAGGACAAGCGTGCTTGACCTAATACCATATATCCACACACTAGCTGGTGTGGCAGTTCTCTGCGTTGTGACATGGGCGTTTCTGCGTCCATGCTCCATCCTGCGCTGCCTCGCCGCCGTGGTTGCTGTATGGATCACTGGTTACATATATGGCGACCTAACAGGCGATTACACGCACTGGCAGTTCAATATCCTGACTGACGCGCTCGCCGCATGGATCATTCTTCGCCATCCTGCCGGAAAGGTGCAGTCCGCCCTTGGTGGCACGTTCGCGGTCCAGATCGCGATGCACTCCGCTTATGGCGCAAGAGAATTGTGGAGCAAGGCTGACCCGGTTGCATATTACGAGATGCTGACAATCGTTGCCTACGCGCAACTCGCTATCATGGGGTTATGGTGTGGGGGACTATGGGGGCGCGCTGCTATTGATTGGTGGAGGCATCGTCATCGCGCGATGGATCGTCGGAAGGGCGCTCAAGGTGTGGGGCGCTTCGGATGAGCGGTCCGCCGAGTGAATGGTTTACGCCGGGGACCATATTGGGGGTGATCGGCCTTATCGCGGCTGGGGGCGCTGCGTATAGCCGGTTTGACGGACGGGTCAGTGTTGCTGAGGTGCAAAACGCGGCGCTTGAGAAGCGACTAGACCGTTTGGAAACGAAGCTGGATTACCTTGTCGGTCAGGTAGCAAAGGGTGACAAATGACGATTGACGTCAAAAAGCTGCAAGCAAGCCTTGGCGTTTCTGCCGATGGGATCATTGGTCCCGGTACGCTCCGGGCGCTTTTCGAGCGCATGGGCGCGGCAACCAGCATGGCTGTTGAGCTTGGTATTGCTGCCAACGTGCATTTCCCTGCCTATGGCATTCTCGATAACCCCTATCGCCTTGCTCATTTCATGGCCCAGGTTGCGCATGAAAGTGGCGGATTTCGCTACATGGAGGAGATATGGGGGCCAACAGATGCGCAGAAGCGCTACGAAGGCCGCGCGGACCTTGGCAACACGGTCAAGGGTGACGGCTTCCTGTTCAAGGGGCGTGGGCCAATTCAGATAACCGGACGGTCAAACTACAACAAATATGGCCGCCTGATCGGGCTTTGGCTTACCGACAAGCCGACGCTTGCCGCCATTCCCGCTATAGGGCTTCATCTGGCCTGCGAATATTGGAAACAAAACGGATTGAACGGACTGGCTGGCAATGATGACATTGTGGCCATCACGAAGCGCATAAACGGGGGTGTTAACGGCTTGGAAGACCGCAAAGCCCAGCTGGCAAAGATGAAGGGGCTTTTGGGGATATGAAGCCTTGGTGGGTTCCCGATGCGCGCGGCGCTATTGGCATTGGCGTCTATCTGCTTGTGATGATGGTTTTTGCGCTGATGGCGTGGAAATCCGAACTAAGGCAGGATGAATTTTTCAAGACCGTATCAACCCTGATCGTCGGGGCATTCATCAAGGATGTTGTAGCTTGGGCCTTTAGCGCGACAAAAGGCGGTGGCGAGCTTGCAGAGCGCAACGCGGCACTTGTGAAGCAAAAGGTCGAGGAGCAAAACCCATGACAAAAATTCATGTCATAGACACGGAATATGAGCATGGCAGTTATCTCGCCATGGCCGCGAGGTCGGGCCGCATCCTCGCGGAAATGTCGCAGGATGGTTCTGAATTGATCGGCCATGTCTCAATCGGCATTTATAGCGACGGCTCTTATAGCTGCGGCTTCAAGATGCCAGACGATCAACCATTCATGGGACCAACCCTATTCTGCGCGTTCATCAAGGAGGTGATCGAGCGCGAAATGACAGGGAAGCTGGCCGCCGACGATTATGCCAAGGAGTTTCTTCTGTGAACCTCCCAGCATTCGTCCTCGGCCAGCTATCCGACCATTGGCGTAAGGCTCTATGGATGGTGATTGGCGCGGGCGTGGTGTTTGTATTTCGATAAGCATCCCGGCCACGGGGTTCAGTGGCATAGAAGAAGGAGAAGTTAAATGTTGACCGTACTGCATCGCAAGCCTGATGGTTCCGAACGTATTTTCGAAGCCGAAAGTGTGACGCGCTTTCCGCCAGAGGGCGAGGAAAGCATTCCAGCGATGGGTAAAGTTGTGGCGCTTTTGGCCGATGGCGGCGATAGCCCGTCCAGTTGCGCAGAGCTATCTATCGCTCAGCCATTCGGCGCTGTCTTTGTGATGAACAGGTTTGGTGTAACTGTGGCTAGCTACAGGGGCGCATAACCATGACGGCCCTCATAGCAGCATGGTCCGTTGTGAGGGCCAACTGGAAACTGGTGGCGGGTATCGCGCTCGGAGCGTTCCTCTGCTTTCCCCTCGCATATTGTCAGGGAAAGCGAGACGCGAAGATAGTCGGTGCCGCGAAGCTGGAGGCCGCATCAGCCAAGGTCGAGCGGGCAGCGACACAAGCCGAACTGGCCGCTACGGTTGCTGATGCCATGCGCCGCGCTCAAACTAGGGAAGAAACCGATGAATTGCGAACGATCATCCAGGAAGCGCCTGCGGGCGATAATGCTGGCCCTGCCGTGTCTGCCGTTTTAAATAAGCTTCGATCGCGTCATCGGTCAAAATCTGAATAAGTTCATGGGATAGCCTATTCCCGTGGTTAGGGTGAAACCCGAATTTTATTTCGGCCTCTTTTCTAGCCCTGACTGCTGCCGTTATGCTCTTGTGCTCACCAAGGTAGTAGTTCTTATTTTTGTAAGTTATTTGGGCTACCCACTTCCCTAGCCTGTTTTGATACACGCCAGTAAATCCAGACTTATTATTCGAGAAAAGCCCGAGGTTCAGATTGTTATCTTCCGCGCACACCTCTCGCAAATTCTCGATCCTATTATCATGTCTGATGCCGTTGATATGATCGATCATATTCAATGGCCATTTGTTGTGAACCATTGCCCATGCTATCCAGTGCCCCTTATACTTGATACCGCAGATTTTGCCTGACCTGTATCCAGAGCCATTAATTGAAAAAACCTGCTTGCCGACATTTTTGGCATTCCACGTAGCAGCCTGAGCCTCTGCGGCGGGGTGTGGAGTTTGGAACATAGTTATGCTACGCTCCTTCCATAGCATTTCTCCAGTTTCTGGATCATATGTCAGGAGTTCGCGGATAAATGAAGGGGAATGTAATTCACGGCTCATGGCGCGGTACCTTCGCGTTATGTGTGGCAGCGGCAGGCTCGAAATTGCCGCTGCCACTTATTAGCAAATCAGCACCCTTGTTGCTAGCGTCTTTTTTCTTGCCAAGTTGCGGGAAAGAGATCGTCGTGCAGCGCGTTCCCGTCCCTGAGAAATGGCTGACGTGCGCCGCTCAACCCAAAGCGCCTGACGAAGATACGGACAAGGCTGTCGCCACGTTCATCGTGGACCTGATCGAGGCTGGGGAGGACTGTCGGGCGACTGTGGCGGCAATCAAGGCGTGGAATAAGCAGTGACTTGCCAACCCTCCATAACCAACCTATAACAATAGCGCACCGCCTCCCTCCTTAGGTGCCAGCCCCCGCTTGTAGCTATATGCTCGCGGGGGCTGTGTTTTATGGTCAATCTGGATCGCTTGCCAAATAATCGCCGCGTTCGATGGCATCAGCAACATGGCGCGGGTACCACTCATCTTCTGGCAAATCGCGCAGCCACGCAACGATCCGCTCCCGCTCTGTCGGCTGTGGGGTGGCGAGGAAATAGCGATGCTCTAACCCGGCGTGGGTAGCTTTCCACATCACCGCCTCCACCCCTTGCTGGCCGCCCGGTTCATGGCTGGGGGTGTTGTTGCTGGTCATGCCTTGCCTCCTTCCTTGTATGCCATGCTACATCATCCTGCCTGCATGTGGGACACATTAGTCCGTGATCGACTGGACGATTGCCGCATAAGGCGCAGCGTGGTTCAGTATGCCGCACGGCGCTCCTCCCTCAATTCCCTGTTGCGCCTTGCCTGTTCCGTTACAGGGCTGTGCTGGCCTACAGGGCTGTATGCGCGGCGGTGGTTCTGCTGATAGGGTTTGATGCGGGTCATATCAATTCCCCGGAACAGCCTGCATGGCGATGATGAAAAATCCGCATATGGCCAGAGCGACGGCGGTTAGCTGCCAGATGGACCATTGTTCGCAGTTGTTGCTCATCACTTCCGCTCCTTAATGCGCCAGAAGCCGTCTAGGCGGATGCTTAAATTTTTTTCCCTATAGCTCTTTGCTGCATCTTTAAGACTTTGCTCGCTTGGCCAATTTTCAGACCAGCCCCATGTGTGGTTACCGCCTTCCGATGACCATTGTGGGAACACAAATTTCTCAGCCATCATTCCACCTCCCAAGGCTCAAAGGCCCGCTGAACGTCATCATAAGCGGCGACATAAGCGCGCTCGACCGGAGCCATGGCTTCGATCCAATAGCGGTAATGCTCATCCTCATGATAGCTAGCGCCAAGCGGGCCACCATGCGACGGCTGCAAAATCTCCTGCACAATGTCGGCAAGATCGCGGGTCGAGCATGACGCGAGAAATGCGTATATTTCGGGTTTCATGCGGCCTCCAACAGTTCAATGAGTTTTTCCGCCTGACTGATACGAGCGGCGGCACGGGCGTCGGCACGGGCGGCGGCATAGGCGGCATCGGCGGCGGCATCGGCGGCACGGGCGGCGGCATAGGCGGCACGGGCGGCGGCATCGGCGGCACGGGCGGCGGCATAGGCGGCACGGGCGGCGGCATAGGCGGCACGGGCGGCGGCATCGGCGGCACGGGCGGCGGCATAGGCGGCACGGGCGGCGGCATAGGCGGCATCGGCGGCGGCATCGGCGGCATCGGCGGCATCGGCGGGAACCTCTACCCCATTCGCTTTGTCAGAAACGATCTTTAGTGCAGGGGCACAAGAGGCTCGCACGTCATCGGTCCCATGTTCACGCAGCACGTCATCAATCAGCCAGTGAAGAAATTTCCACGATACCAGCGACAGGTCGGCACCGATGCGCGGGGCATTGATAACCGCCTGCGGAAAGTCCTTCGCCTTTTCGTTCGGCAGACCCTCGAAAATACCCTCCGCAATGCGCGTAAGCATGATCGGGAAACCCGTCAATTCCTGAACCGAATTAACGCTATCGCTATGGGCAATGCAGCCGATAAAGCAGCCCTTTCCGTTTTCCCAATAGCGCCCCTGGATAATCTCGTCCGCTGCCGTATGCGCGTTGACTTGCGCCCGCACCATTTCGGCAAGCGCCGGATCGTTGTTGAAAGCAGTGTATTTCATCATTCCCTCCTTACGGCTGATAGGTGCATCATACAGATATGATTATGTCTGTAAAGACTTGCATAGAACTTTTTTTCGGTTATGATGGCCGTGTCAACAAAGGAGGAAACATTGTTCGATCCGCTCAATATGGCATCACTAAAGCCCGCCCGTCACAAGGCTGGCCTTACACAGGAGGATTTGGCGGCAGAAGCCGAGGTCACGCAGAAATGTATCTCGGCCATTGAGATCGGCGCGCGCGATCCAAAGCTATCTACCTGGATCAGGATCGCCAACGTCATTCGCGCGAAACTGGAGGCGAAAAATGGATGACACCCGCGACAAAATCCTGTCGTTCCTGATCGCCCATATCGGCGACCTAACTCCGAGCAACACGGACATGTCCGACCTTCTTGGATGCTCGTCCCGCAGGATCGACAACGAGATAAGTGCGCTCAAGTCATCGGGCGTCCTGTTCTCCACCGGCAAGGGTCCGTCCCGCTATTTTCATTTCCGAGATCATGAGGGGCATACGCTTCCCCGCGTCGGCAAGGTATATCCTGAACCGCCCATGATGCGCCGTCTGGAGGTCATGGATCGCCCTCAAGCCTGCCCATGGTGTCAGGTAAGGGGATGCGCCCGCCATAGCGCCTCGCGCATCTCTGTGGGCTTTGTGAGGAGATTTGCGGCATGAAGCGAAAGAAGGTTGATCCACGCGCCGTAGGCTTGGCTCTGGAGGGCGTCATAGACAGCCGACCCGGACCATTTGATGCTGAGCAGCTATCGCGTTCCTACAGTATTCCAGCGGAGGAAGTTGTCCGCGTTCTCAAGATGAAAGGGAAGTATCATGGATAACCCCGAATATCACGTTGAGCAATTCGCAAGGCGTCATGGCCTGTCAAAGCAAATGAGCCTGCGCGCCACACTCCTTCGCGGCTATGCGGATCAGGGAAAGCCCATCGAGGAGGCCGCCAAGCTATGCGGTATCGCCAAGGCTACAGCGCAGAAAGTCGCCCGCATCCTGATTATCGACTTTCAGGATTACCGGCCATATGCAGCGAAGGAAAAGAAAGGCGAGCCAAGGCCTCAGCCTTTTGTGCATTCCGACAATCCCGCAACCAATCTCCCGCTATTCTCATGACCATACAAGAGGCGATAGACCGCGCCGCCGCTCGCGCGAGGCGGTGGGAGGCAAGTCAGGCAAGGGACGAGGCAATCCTGTCCGCTGCCCTATGGATGCCATCCCCCGTTGTCGCGGTGAAATACGGCGTTTCAGAGCATTTCGTGGAGCAGCTTTTGCGAGCCAGTGGGAGGAAGTGAGATGAATAAAACGCATGAAATGTTCGATATTTCCCAGATGCAGGAATGGGCATCAAGCATCATGGCATCGCGCGCTCCCGATTTTATCATAGGCGATAATTATCTAAAGCGCTGGTGGGTGGTGCCGAGAAATCCATTTTGCTCAGTCTATCTCCACGAAATCCTGCATTCAGATGATGATAGGGCGCTGCATGATCATCCATGGGCAAATACGTCCGTCTTGTTGCGTGGCGGATATGTTGAGCATACCCCCAATGGGTCTTTTGAGCGCAAGGCTGGAGATGTGATTACCCGCGAAGCTGAAGCATTGCACAGGTTGGAAGTTCAAGAAGGCGGTGGCGCTATATCTCTTTTCATGACCGGCCCAAGGGTTCGTGAATGGGGTTTTGATTGCCCAAATGGTTGGCGGATTTGGTCTGAATTTGTCGATGCGCGGGATAGTGGGAAAATAGGTCGCGGGTGCGATTGATGCTTGACCTAACCCGCGAAATGGCAGTCAACCCCGCAGAGTTTGACCTAACAATCATGACCCAACGCAACATGCGCTTACACCTGGAAAAGGCTGTAGCGGAGAGTAAGCGGCGAAGGGAGGCGCAATACAAGCGATACGCAAAATGACAAAGGGGAGGTTAACAGCCTCCCCTAATCGTATGCGCAAAGAAAAGGCGGGCCGACCGGGCGCACCCAATCAAAACCCGCCTTCACTGCATCCGGTGATCAACCCGGATGGCCAACTCCGCTACGCAGCGCTGGTCTTCAAGATTATCCGCTACCACTGTTGCCAGCTTCACATTTAAGTGAGTGGCGGACGGCTTTATGTAGCATAAGGGTTCGGCTCTGTCCACCTTACGCCGTTGCGACCGCCCCATTCATAAAGCAGTTCAACCAGCCCGCTAAACTGCGCCACGGTAAGCGTTGAGGATCGCAGTCCAACCGGGAATGAGCCTTGCCCCTCAAGTGTCGGTAGAAATCGCATTTCCACCCCCAGGGCGTTCATGAAGCGGTTCTTTATGTCCTCCGGGCTGTACGCGGCCATTTCAGGCACTTGATTGCGGATATCGCGAATGAGGCTCCAAAGCTTTCTGTTCTGGGCGTCACGGCGTGTTTCCGCTGCGATCTTGACGACATAACCGTCTGGCGCCTCCATGACTAGCCGCTGGGCGTGTTCGCGTTGACGCTGGCCGGTGAGGCGGACTGATTTGGCTTTCATGTCCTCGTCTTCTCCTGCCGTATCTCAGCCGCCTTGGGGCTTGCCTTGGCAAACTCATCCGCTAACGCCTGCATGTCTATGCCGTGCGCCTTTTCAAAGGATCGCTCACCGACAGAGTGCTGCTCTTGGTGATGGTGCGAACACAGGCTTATGCAGCACCAGTCCGGGGGCTTAAAACCCATGCCGCCCTGCCCGCCAATCCTGACATGCGCAGCCTCGATAGGCCGCCTGTCGCAATTGGGAACGCAGCACTCATGGGAGCGTATGAATGAAAGATGCGCCGGACTTCTCCAGCGCTTCTCCTTCTTGGGTTGCTTGGGGATGCGACGGGGAAGTGTCATTCAGACTTTTCCGCAAAGTCGATAATTTCGGTTGGCACGTTGCGTTTCGCCTGCGCACAGACTTGCAACTGCACCTTAACCGTGCGTAGGATTTCCCGTGCCTGCGCGGCGACAGCATCACCTTGGCCGGGAAGCATATTATCCTCCTTAACAGCATTGAGCGTTTCCCACAGGGCTTCCTTGAGGCTAACAGCCGACAGCTTTTTCATATTCCCGTTTCCTTTTCTGAGTTTTGCAAAGTGTCCCGCGCTCTGAATAAATTTCGTAGCGGCTGGCGCGCTCAGCCACTTCCGTTTCCAATTCCTGCAAGGCAAGGAACGCCTCCGCGAAAGGGCCGTAAAATTTCACAGCCCTATGCTTGCGGTCGTATTCCTTCTTCCATTCTTTATATTCAGGGCGGCGGCAGTATTCGACATGCTGGGGCATTCGTCTCCGCCTCGCCTCGCGTTCCTTTTCACGATCCGCCGTTCTCCGATAATAGGCAGCTTTTTTAGCTTTCAGCTTTTCGGCTTCACGTTCTCGATACATGCGGTCATATTCTGCTTTCTCGGCAACCTTTTGAGCTTTTGATTTTTCGATACGCCGATCAAGCCCAAAGCAAGTTCTATTGCAAAACAGCTTCATGCCTTTTGCGACCGACCTATTTACATGGCAAGCCTCTCGCATGATTTTGGTATTGCAATGAGAGCATTGGGCTTGAACCAAAGCCATTACCAGTTGCCCCCCATGGTGATGAACGGCACATCGTCGTCCAGATCGTTATCAAAGCCCGATCCACCGCCAAACGAATTATCCATTGATCCGCCACCACGCGGCGCATTACCTCCACCAAATCCCGACTGGTTCTCATGGCGTGGCCCGTCATTGCGCTGGCCGGATGGCTTTGCAGGCATAGTGAAGTCACTGGCGCGAATGTTTAGCTGCTGCTTGCCGTTATATTCGCCAATCTCCAACTCGCCCACAACTGTCACCTGAGAGCCTTTAAGGAGGTAGGGAGCGGCCCCGGAGCCTTTCTTTCCCCATACGCTAACCCGATACCAGTTAGTCACCTTCTTATCGCCCCAGCCCTGATCGACGGCCAGATTGAAGGAGGTTACGGTATTGCTCTGAACCTCACGGGTTTCAGCGTCGGCGGACAATCGACCTGCTACGGTAATTTGCTGCATGATATAAACTTTCCCTTATGTTCAGAAATCGACGGCTTCAAAGCGACGATAGATAGCCCGAACCGTCTCAACGTCATCCCGGCAATATTGAGCTATCTTTTCATGCTCGCCAGCAAGCCACGCCGCCGCGACCATGGAGCCATCGAAATCACCCTTCCCGGCCAGCCCTAGAGCCTTGGCAAGACGATCCTGGCCGATAGTGCCGCGCGGCCCAGCCCATGCCGTCATGGTGTCGAAAATGCCTTCTGCCCACGGCTTGATATCGCGCGGAATGCAGCGGGGAATAGGAACGCCAAGCACGATAGCGCGGCAAAGCAAAAAGCGAAGATCGAAGGCAGCGACATTGTGCCCGATGACCTTGACCATGCCCATTTTTGGCAGGCAGTCAAAGAAGTTGGCAAGAATGGCCTTCTCAGCCTCTACATCCTTCGCGGATAGCGACAAAGCCTCACCATCACCGATAGCCCAGCCGATGCAGCAGATATGCCCATGCGCCGGGTCGAAGCTGGTTTTGGCCACCGCCTCCTCAACGGCAGCGTCCCCATTCTCAGCCAGCCATGCGGCGATGCTATCGGCTTTCTTGATATTGCCGGGAGGCTTTAGGTTGTGTCGTACAGCCTCGCGATAGGCCGGATCTTGGCATGGTATGGTCTCGATATCCAAAAACACGTTGTTCATTATTCCCTCCTCAGTACGGAACCTGATCGTTCAATTCTTCCTCGCTGGCCGCGATGGTATTAGGCCTCTTCCGCAGCACAGACATGGCATCAGCGAATTGACTGGCAGACAGTTCGGCTACCGCCTTGACTGCATACCCCTTGCAGATGGCTTGCGGATCAGTACCCGTCCGATCAATCTCAGCCTGAATTTTGGCAAGCTGATCCTTGTTGATGGTGACGGACTTTCGCTGCTCATCGGCTTTCGGCGGATTGGCAGTCGCCGCATTACCATCGTCATCCTCCGGGCAAATCCCGAAAGCCGTCATCAGCGAATATCGGCGAGCATACGTCAATGCGCTGCCATAACCCTGCGCATCCTGCTTGCTGGCCGGGACAAACAGCTTGCCAAACGACATACTCTCGCCGCCTGAGTGATGCACGACCGTTTCAACGCACACACCGCCCGATTGCTCATGGGTGATTTGCGCGAAGAAAAGTCCGTTCTCTACCAGAGCGGGCTTGATCGCGCTGGCCACGCTTTCGAGGTCAGCGTAACGTGATTTGAAATGCGGGTTGCTGCTATCCTTCTTAGCGCCCTCCATGGCAGCGAACGCCTTGGCCATTGCAGGATATAGCCCTGTTTGGGTTGTCATACTTCCTCCTTACCTAATGCTTTTGCGATGGCTTCCCGAATGAGTGGAAGAGAACCGCTGTCCGGCCTTGCCGACTTAATGACGAACTGCGCAGCGAGCAGAGCCTCGAGCAAATCCGGCGCGGCGGCGATTAGATGGGCGTTTCGTAACTGCTTAAGAGCCGCTGTCATGGTCAATTCCTGGCCAATCGTAAGGCCTACAACAACTTCATCAACCTTCATCCCATCGGGCCGCATCGGGCCGATCCAGAGCATTTCGCGGGTTTGTTCAATGCCCCACGATTTCAGCGTAAAATCGCTCATACTTCCTCCTATTGAATGACAAATATAATCCTCGCGGGGCGTTAGCCCCGTCCGGTTATACTTGCTCGCCGTAGCCGGAGCCGTCGCCGTAGCCGTAGCCGTAGCCGTAGCCGGAGCCGTAGCCGTAGCCGTAGCCGTCGCCGTAGCCGGCTCCGGAGCCGTAGCCGTAGCCGTAGCCGGAGCCGTAGCCGTAGCCGTAGCCGTCGCCGTAGCCGTAGCCGTAGCCGGATCCGTAGCCGTAGCCGGAAACTCCAAACTCCTGACTGCTACCATATAGCAGCGCCGCCATGTTATCGGCCCTGAACCTTGGCGCTAGACCAAGCCTTTACTGCCGCAGGATCGACGCTGAATATCGCAGTAACACCCTCAAGCGAAAGCGACGGAGCGGTTGCGCTGATTTTGCAATCCTTCGTCGGCCCCTTCTCAGCAAGGCCGAATACGCCGCCAACATCAGCCGACCAGTACAGGCACATGCGAGCATCAGTCAGTTTGATCGGGCGCGCTTCGACATTGTTGGTATAGCCAAACACCACGCCGCGCTTATCGGTACATACAACGACCGGAACAGCTTCGTGTTCGTCAGATACTGCATGGGCTGGAACCGCCTGAACGCCGCCAAACATGGCGGCGATTTGCTTCAACTGGCCGTAAGTGAGATTGTCGATTTCCATTTTCTTCCTCCTTGGTTGGTGACGCCAGCATAGCGATAAAAAAGCGTTGCGCAAGCCATTTTGTTTCGATACGTATGAAGCAACAAGGAGGACGTATGACGGAAGCCCAATACAAGATTTTGCAGCTACTCCGCGAAAGTGGAAGTGTGACGCCGACTTATCGTGAAATGGCGAACCATCTGGAATGGAAGTCGCACGGAGGCATTAAGGCTGTGATAGATGCCTTGGTAGACCGCGGTTATGTCAAGCGTATCAATGGCAAGGCTCGCGGCCTCCGTGTCATCAAAGAAAAGTTACCATGGCTTCCGATTGAAACCGCGCCGAAGGATGGCAGTGAATTTCTTAGCTATGGTGGACCTGACAATGTGAAAGGAAAAGTGCAGCCGACGCGGTGGCTGTCGCCTGGGCCATACACGACGGAAAACGGGAAAAATTCAGAAGGACAGCGCAGATATCAGTATCCAGATGGTTTTTATTGGGCTGGGTATGATGGGTTTGTCGGCCCTGTCCGCCCCACTAAGTGGATGCCTTTGCCGGATGCCCCCAGTGATTAACATCACCCTGCCATATCCGCCCAGCGAACTGCGCCCCAACAAATCGCGCACTCGTTACTGGCGTAAGAACGCTGACACGGCCCGCGCTTTCAAGGCGCTGTGCCAAGTCGAGTTACGCGCTCAGGGTGTCGGCAAGGTTGATGCAGCCCGCCTGCATATATCGCTGACCTACTGCGCCAAGGATCGTTCGCGCAGGGATTTGGATGCCGACCTAGCGGCCAGCAAGGCAATGATTGATGCCTTGTCCGATGCACTTGGCGTTGATGACCAACATTTCAGCTACAGTTTGTTTCGCGGCCAGCCGGTAAAGGGTGGAGCCGTTAACGTGGTTATTACGGAGGAAGGATGATGAGCCAAGTAAATCGCTATCTCGAAGACAAGGCAATGGATCACATGGACCATGCGCTTGGCCGCCCGGTCGATCCTCGCGCTGAAACGTACCGCAATTACTTCTACGTGATTGGCGAAACCGATCTGCGCCGCGAGTTGGCATCGTCCCCGTATTGGCAGAGCAATGGGAAGACCAGAGAGGGGGAGTATTTCTCAGTCACTGCGGAAGGTCGTGAGGCGCTGGCTTCACACCTCAAGGCCATAGGTGACAGGCATAAACGCTGGGTCGTTTCATATGCTGGCTACCAGATGGAGGTTGTCGCTATATCGCGGGCCAAAGCGCGCTATTCCAAGTGGCTGGAAATCAGCGATGTCAATGATAGCCTGACGTTTGGTGAGTTTCAGCGAAAAAGCAAAGTGAGGTTGGTATGACCCCCCTACCAACAAGGCGCTCACATGCGCAGTCTAGGCTACACAATCGATATATGTCCCTACCCTTTTGGAACGACAGCCAGGGTTGGGTGGATCAATGGATATGTGAACGGAGGAAGGTATGAAGCGAACAATTGAAATTGATGTTCCGATCACACCTCGCGAGCTAGCTGAAGCCTTTTGCGACATGATGGCAGATGAGCAGGAGCAGTTTCTTGCGCAGGTTTATGACATTGCGAAAACATGGCCCGGTGCCGGTTGGTGCCGACAGTCATGCAGTATCGTCCAATGCGCCACCCCATATGCCATAGAAACCATCCGCACACTCGCCAGCCACCTTCCCAAAGAGGATGTGGAATGGATCGTAGCAGCGTCACAGGATGGCTCGTCATGACCACCCATGACAGCCTTTTAAAGGTGATAAGCTATACCATAGCCAACGCCTCCCCAAAGGCAGAGCAGAAGAAAGTGATAATCTTCTGCCAGGAAGCGGGTTTGCTTACCCTGACGGAGATGCACCGGCTGATACGGGCTTATGGGCTGTCCGGTATTGCCTAGCCGGATAATGTAGGGTATCTGGGGCGGGCGGGGATCGCGACTTCCACGAAGCGACCACCCGCCCTTTATCAACGCCTGAGAAGGAGGCGACTGACTTGTTTGTAATACCCAAATGCCGTCTTTTGTTCAAGGCCATTTTGGCATGAGCAAGAAGCCATCGCACATTCCGCTTTTCCCAGATGCGTATCATCGTGACACCACGCACCTCACCACCGAGGAGCATGGCGCATATCTTTTGCTGCTTATGGCTGCATGGGGAAATGATGACTGCTCTCTACCATCAGACGAGAAGCGACTGGCGGCTTTAGCAAAAATGCCGGTTCAGAAATGGAAGAAGATAGCACCCACCATACTTGAGTTCTGGAAGCTTGAAAACGGACGACTTACACAAGGCCGTTTGCTCAAAGAATGGTCCTATGTGAATGCCAGAAGGTCTAAGCGAAAAGAGGCCGCCGAAGCCCGCTGGGACCGATCCAAATGCAATGCAAATGGATATGCAAATGGAATGCACCTTGGTGGAGGTGGAGGTGGAGGTGTTTCTAGCCGAGGTATAAACATTGATGATATAGGAGGCAGTGAGTTTTAACATGCACGGCACCATGACAAAGACGCTGCGCCCGCATCAGGTGCGCGCCATCGAGATGCTCCGCAATTCCATTCGCGGCAAGAAAAGGCGGCCAGTCCTGAAACTGCCGACCGGCGCAGGGAAAACCCTCATTGCGACAAAGATCATTGCTAACGCCCGCGAGCGTGGCAACAGGGTCTTGTTCATCGTGGACGCCATCGAACTGATCGACCAGACGGTTAACGCATTTTACGGCGAAGGGCTTTCGGGCATCGGCGTAATTCAGGCAAACCACCAGATGACGGATTATTCCCGCCCCATTCAGATCGCATCAGTCCAGACGCTGGCTCGTCGCAAGCCGCCAGAATTTGACATGGCGATAGTTGACGAATGCCACGCGCAATACGCTGCCATTCGCGAACTGATGGACCAAAACCCCGGAAAGATTTTTATCGGGCTGTCCGCGACGCCATGGAGCAAGGGTCTTGGCCTGCTGTATGATGATCTGATTGAACCGGCCACAATCCGCGATCTTACCGAGTTGGGCTATGTCGCAAAGCTGCAAGCCTATGCGCCGTCGCATCCCGACCTGACTGGGGTGAAGGTTCGGGCTGGCGAGTATCAGGAGGAGCAGCTTTCAAAGGTCATGCGCGGCGAAAAGCTGGTGGCCGATATCGTGGAGACATGGAAGCGGCTTGGTGACAACCGGCCAACATTTTGCTTCTGCGTTGACCGCGCCCATGCTGCGGCCATGCAAGAGCGGTTTCAGCGGGAGTGGATCGGTTGCGGCTACATCGACGGAATGACGGAGGCCCGCGAGCGTAAGGCGATCAAGGCCCAGCTTGACGCCGGAGAAATTCAGATCGTTGTTTCGGTTGGGACGATGATCAAGGGCGTTGACTGGAAAATCGGGACCATCATCGACGCACAGCCGACGAAAAGCCCGATGCGTCATGTCCAGAAGCTGGGACGGCTGCGCCCTTTCCCTGAGTGGGAGTATGCGCTGGTCCTCGACCATAGCGACAACATCCTTCGCTTGGGCCTGCCTATCGACATTCACCGCGATACGCTCTGCACGAAAAAGAAGGGCGAAAAGGGCGATGCCGAGGCGATGATGACCAAGCAGCCAACGGGATGCCCAGCCTGCGGTCAGGTCAGGTCTGATCGATCCAAGGCTTGCCCATGCGGTTTTGTGCCAAAGGTGCAAGGCGCGGATATTGAGGAGGGAGCGGGTTCCCTTGCGCTGGTGAATGGTGACAAGGCTGGCCCCAAAAAGCAGAAGGCCACGCCAGCGGAAAAGGCGCAATTCTTCGCCGAAATGCTGGGATATGCCAAGGAGAAGGGAAAGAAGGATAGCTACGCGCTCGCCGTGTTTCGCGAGAGGTATCAGGAATGGCCGCACAAGAAAAACGGGGTTCAGCCCGTAGAGCCGAGCATTGAAACCCGGATGTATATCCAGGCAAAGAATATAAGATGGAGCAAGGGAAAGGGGCGAAGCGATGCAAAGCGCTAAGGAGATTTGCCGGGGCAAGTGGCATTCTATCCTGCCGCAATGCGGCGTCTCGCCCAAATTCCTCACCGGCAAGCAGACCCCTTGCCCATCGTGCGAAGGGAAAACACGCTTCCGCTTCGATGATCAGGAGGGGCGTGGAACGTGGTTCTGCAACAAGTGCGGGGCAGGCGATGGGTTCATGCTCATTTCACTTGTGAAGGGCATCCCCAATCGCGAGGCGGTCAAGGCGGCGGTTCAATTGGCCGGTGAAGCGGAATTTCGCAAGCCGCGTCAATTGATGGATCAGGAGGAGGCTCATCGCAAAATGCGTGAGGTTTGGTCCATGAGCCGACCAATAACTCCCGAAGATGACGCTGGGCGCTATTTGAGGCACCGTAGGACGCCGATACCGACCTGTGATAGCCTTAGGTACGTCCCGATGCTTTCGGTGTCTGGTGAGGCTGTGAGAGGCTTTCCGGCCATGGTGGCAAGGGTGAGGGATAGCCGGGGTGCATCGTGCAACATACACCGGACATATTTGCTCGACGGAAAAAAGGCTCCAATCCAATCTCCGCGCAAGCTAATGGCTACCGGAAACGCTCCTAAGGCAGAGGGGTGTCGCATTGAGTTATTCGACGCAGCGGAGGAGATGGGTATCGCCGAGGGGATCGAGACGGCGCTAAGGGCGGCTGATATTTTTGGGCTTCCTGTCTGGTCGGCCATCAGTAGCGGGCACCTTGAGCAATTCCAGCCTCCAGCGATCGTGAGAAGACTGCATATTTTTGGCGATGCGGATTTGAAATTCGGCGGGCAGAAATCCGCTTACGCCTTGGCCCACCGGCTAGCCTGCGCGAAGAACCCGATAGGTATTGAGGTCCATATCCCTGACACGCTTGGCACGGATTGGGGCGACCAATGATCCACGCGCCACTAACCGAATATATCCTCTACCTCCTGAAAGAACCCCGCACCCGCTCTGACGCAGGACAGGAGGCAAGGAGGCTAGGCGTCCGACTTGATTGGGCCGAAGAATATTGGCGGACCATGCGGAAATAGGGTTGACGCCTGCTATGTGATCCCATAGTATCACCGCATAGGGAATGATCCCGCCGACAGGAGAATGTGAGATGGCTCGTTATATTGATCTTTCTGATGCCGCTAAAGGGCGCGAACAGCGCAGAGACGCGGCGCGCACAGATTGGGACGCTGAAATGCTTCGGCTGGAAAAGGAAGCTGAAAAAATTCGTGATGTTTATTTTGGCAAGCAAGCAGATCGCCTAATCGCCAGCCTCCGAACTGAATGGCTTGCCGCTAAGCGGATGAAGCATTTCGTAGAGACAGGAGAAAACATCATGCATCGTGGCCTGAAGGATTAAAAATGACCCCCGATCAACTTCGTGACACCCGCAAGCGTCTCAACCATACTCAGCACAGTCTAGCTGCAGCGTTAGGCATGGGAGTATGGGGCTGGCAGTCGATCAACGCCTTCGAGAAGGGCCGCAAGCCCATCTCGGCTGGATTTGCTGCCAAGGTGGAGCAACTAGACACCAACACCCGCAATAGCGGAGAGAAGTGATGTCTGAGTTTTACAGCGAGCAGATCGTCAAGGTCCGCAAACCGAGGCCGTGCGCAGGGTGCAGCCAGAGGATTGAAAAGGGCGAGCGGGCACTGACCTATTCCGGCAAGTTCGAAGGTGATTTCGGCTCCTTCACGCTGCATCCTGATTGCCGCGAGGCTGAGTTGGCTTGGAACAAGATGGCTGGCACATATGCAGATGAGTTTATCGCATTGGGCGAACTGGAGGCGGATGAATGGGAATGGCTGTTGGCCGAGTTTCCAAATGTTGCCGCCCGTATGAACGTGACTGCTGAGCGAATTGCGAAGCATAAGGCTGATGAGCAGATCAGGCGGGAGTATTGGATGGCAGAAGCGCGCAAGCGTGAGGCTGAACGGTTGGCTAAACTGAACCAATCGCGGGCCATGACAGACCTACAGCGTCTAGGACAGGGGTTTGACAATGACCTATAATATCGATTGGACGAAGCCGATTGAGGCGTACCATCCTGATGGTCGGGTGGTGCCTCAAGAGGTTGAACGCATGGGCGAAGAGCCATGGACTGTTGGGAATATCGCTGGAGGTGTTTGGAATAAAGATGGCACTCCATGGGAAGCCCCAGAGGGTGAAGAGGACTGGCGCATCCGCAACCGCGAGTCAGATAAACCCATCCAAGCCACAGGCATTGATGAGATGGTGGAGGCGCTGCGTCCGTTTGCCGAATGGGCCGATTGGTTCGATAGCTGCGAGCAGCACCCGGCAGGCTGCCCAGATGAGGCGGCGGCGGATGAGGCTGTTGAAATAACGGTTGGCCAGTTACGTGCCGCTCGCACCGCCCTACAGAAGATGGAGGAATGATATGAGGGTCGTGATATATGATGATGAGGACATGGAGCCTATCACGGTCATCAACCTCAAGGGATTGACTAGGCGGGATTTGGAGCAGCGAGGGATGCGTTGGTGCGTATGCGTATTATTGAGGCCAGGAATAAAAATGCGATCCGTGCAAAATAGTGCTTTACAGCGGCACATTGTTCCTGCATAAGAGGTTCAACAGCAACGGAGCAGCGCTCCACCGGATACGGGAGAATGAAGATGCGTTACATTGATATGACCCCCGCTCAACGTGAAGAAGCTTATGCGGACAACGCGCAGGCCGCGTACATCCATGCGCATGGGTTCGCTATGCGCCCCGGTTACACCAGCGCCGACCGCGAGGCAGAGCGGCACTGGAACAAGGTTGTCCGAGAATGCAACTTCATCCTCCGTTGCGCTCGCTCGCGTGGGGATGAATGGGCAAAGAAAATTCGCACTTAGCCTCCGATGAGGGCGGTTTTGGCCGCCCTATCATGAGATTGGGAATATGGAGAGCAATAATGGCATACGCACACTATTTTAACAAAACCCGCCGCAATCCCGCAGAGGTGATTATCACCGTAGGTCCGTCTTTAACCAGCGGCACGGTGTTTCAGTCCTATGTGTCTGGAAAGCGAGAGGCTGCTAAGCATGCGGCTGAGAACAATGCCAAGCCATGGAATTTCTAATGTCACCGGAGACCTTTAAATCAATCCGCAAGCGCGCTGGTCTTACACAGGCTGGCGTTGCTTCGTTCCTATGCCTGGAAGCAAACGGCGGCCGTTACATCAGGGCTATCGAGAGTGGGGAGCGTAATGCGTCTGGCCCTGTCGCCAAGCTGATGCGCCTGTTGGATGATGGTGTCATATCGCCATGAGCCACTATCTACGCGGCTTCTTTTGGCGCTCAGGTACAATATGGGCGAACGCGGTTCACAGGTTGATGGGGATAAGGTAACGTGGCTGGCATACGTTCAAGGCTGAGGCTTGCAACCTTCGTCAAGCTGTGGCAATGTTGCCCAGCAACCAAAGCGAAAGGTGGGTGATCGGCTCAGTGCCATATCTAACCAAGCGGCGGTTGTCTGATGGAAGTGAGGGCAACCGCCCTTGTGTTTGGAGGATACCATGAGCATAGAGCGAGCAATCTGCATCGGTATCCTTGCTGTCGTATTCGTGTGGCTCGCAACTAGGTTGCTTTGATGCCCGCTGGCCGACCTTCCAAATACGATCCTGCGTATTGCGATAGTGTTGTAGAGGTTATGGCGACAGGCCTATCTCTAACTGCATTCGCCGGAGAGATTGGTGTCCATCGTGGTACCATCAATGAATGGATGGAAGTCCACCCTGAATTTTCCGAAAGTGTACGCGTTGGCAAGGCTAAACGCACCCTTGCACTAGAGCGCGGAATGCTTGGAGCAGAGAGTGGTCCGGCTGTTACAGCGCGCATGTTTGCTCTCAAGAATGCTGACCCGGAAGAGTGGCGTGAGAAGCAGCACGTTGAGCATTCTGGCGAGATAGCCACGACGACGAAAGAGCAGAGGGACGCAGCAGTTGCAGCCGCAAGCCGCGCCGACGCCTGAGGATTATGCGTTTTCGCGCTTGATTTGTTATGCGGCGTATCAATGGCCGCAATATCGCGACGCCGCGCATCATCGTCTGATCGCCCGTCACCTAGAGGCAGTAGAGCGCGGTGATATCAAGCGTCTCATGATTACGATGCCGCCTCGCCACGGGAAATCCATGCTGGCGAGCGAGTTCTTTCCTGCATGGTATCTGGGGCGCAATCCAGATCACTACGTTGTCACGGCGACATACAGTCAGGACTTGGCAGACGATTTTGGGCGGAAGGTGAAGAACCAGATCGCCGACGATGCATTCAAGGCGGTGTTTCCTGGCGTCACACTGGCCAATGACAGCAAGAGCGCCAAGCGGTTCAACGTTGAGGGGGCGATTGGATTTGAGCAGGCCACAAATCTGCGAGGCGCTTATTATGCCGTAGGCGTTGGTGGCCCATTGACGGGCCGTGGCGCGCATCTTCTGTTGATCGATGATCCGGTAAAGAACCGCGAGGATGCGGATAGCGAGACAATCCGCAAGAAGATGATGGATTGGTACACGTCCACAGCTTACACGCGATTGATGCCAGGTGGCCGCGTGGTGATAATCCAGACCAGGTGGCACGAAGCGGATTTGTCGGGCTGGCTCCAGGAAGAACATGGACATGAGGGTTGGGTGGTTTTGGACCTTCCAGCCATTAGCAATGACGGTAAGGCTTTGTGGCCTGAGCAGTACGATCTTGAGGCGCTGGAGGCTATCAAGCGCGCAATCGGTCCGCGTGAATGGTCAGCGCTGTATCAGCAGAGGCCTCAGCCTGATGAAGGCGGGTTCTTTCAGCGGGCATGGTTTAAGGAGTGGGACAAGAAGCCGCTTGTCAATGTGTATGGCACGTCAGACTACGCTGTGACTGACGAGGGTGGGGACTATACCGTTCATCGCGTTTGGGGCGTGGACGCAGAGGACAACCTCTATCGCCTTGATGGATGGAGGGGGCAGACAAGCGCAGACGTGTGGATTGAGCAGAAGCTTAACCTGATAGCCAAGTGGAAGCCGCTCGCTTGGTTTGGAGAGGGCGGGGTCATTCAAAAGGCCATTGAGCCTATGCTGCGAAAGAGAATGCTGGAGAGGAAGGTGTTTTGTCGGCTTGAATGGCTTTCCAGCATACACGACAAACCCACCAGGGCGCGCGGTTTTCAGGCTCGCGCCGCTATGGGCAAGGTATTTCTAGAGAAGGGTGCTGACCTCAGCGAATTTCTGGTGTTCCCCGCTGGCAAGCATGATGATGAAGTTGACACCGCATCCATGATCGGTCGGGCGCTGGACATGGCGCACCCAGCGATTGTCCCTGCCGTCATTCCCGTTCGCAATCCATCCGACTATCGTGGGCAGTCGAAGCCCAGCGACATATCATCTAGCGCTTGGGGCTAGCAACGGGTATAGGGATACCATGACCGAGCAAGAGCGAGAGATTGAACGGCTAGAGGCCAAGCTTGCATCCTCCGAGAACAAGGAGGGCATGGCCCAGCGCGTGGAGGCTATCAAGGCGAGGCTGGAGGAGTTGCGGAATGATCTTTGAATGGTCGCCACCCAAGGGAACGCCAACACCAGACAATTGGGACGCATTCAGCGCCATGGCGGATGATCCCTCTGTTCCTGCAATCATCATCCCTGGGCACATGGTCGAAAGCGCAAGGGCCGCATTGGGGAGCGACAAGATCATGGACTTTGCGGCGGCGCGCAAATTGGGGCTATCTAATGGATAGTGGATTACATGCCGCAGCCGTAAACCGGATGAGGGAGTTTGATGCCATGCCCGCACATATCCGCAGCATAGCCAATGAACACGGACTGCGAGCGGCGCGGGCGGCCATTAAGGCGGAGGCGAGTAAGGGTATGGCTATCGTGGAAAGCGTGTTCAATGCTGGATGACAACATATCCGCCGTGTCTGCGCCTATCAGCGCAAAGAGCGACACGACACCGGGAGGTCCGACGCCCCCACCCATGATGCGCCTGCGCAAGATGTTCGATGATGCGCGTCAGTTGCAGAATGACAACCGCATCCGGGCAGAGAAGGACAGGGACTATTATGACGGCCCTGAGCAGCTAAATTCAGAAGTCCGCCGCGTTCTGGAAATGCGCAAGCAGCCAGCGATCTACACGAACCGCATCCAGCCGATGATCGATGGTATCCTTGGTGTGCTGGAGACGAGCAAGACGGACCCGCAGGCATTCCCGCGCAATCCTGTCCAGTCGGATGAGAATGCTTCGGACGTAGTAACGAAGGTTCTCCGCTACATCGCGGACGTAAACAGTTTCGAGCAGACTATTCTCAACTGCGCCGAGAATTTCCTCATCGAGGGCATCGAGGCAGCGATTATCGAGGCGGACGGGGAAGAAATCCCCATGACGCAAATCCGCTATGAAGAGTTCTTCTATGATCCCTATTCTCGCCGTCCTGACTTCAAGGATGCGAAATATATGGGCATCGCGCAATGGAAGGATGCGGCTGATGTTGAGCGCGCATGGCCCGAAGAGTGGAAGCGGATGGGCGATCCCTTCACTTACGGCATTGGCGGTCCGAACGGCGCTGTAGACAGCACATGGAATGACAGGCCTGATCAGGCTTACCCATGGGTGGACATTACGCGCCGCCGCATGATGGTGGTGGAAGTCTACTATAACGAAGGTGGCGTATGGATGCATTGCATCTACTGCGCGGCTGGCGTGTTCGTCATGGAGGAAAGCCCTTATCGCAATGTAGTGACGGGCGAGACGCTAAACCCGATTGAAGCGCAGTCATGCTATGTGAACAGGAAGAACGAGCGCTATGGTCGCGTGCGCAATTCCATTCCGATCCAGGATGAGATCAACGCCCGCCGCTCGCGCCTGCTTCACCTGTCCAACAGCCGCCAGTTGCAGGAGCGCGAATTGGGAGCCTCTCCCATTGATGCGGAGACGGCACGACAGGAGGCTGCGCGCTCCGATGGCATCATTCCTCCCGGCTGGCAGATTGTCCCCACTACGGACATGGCTAGCGGTCAGCAGCTTCTATTGGCGGAAAGCAAGTCCGAGATCGAGCGCATGGGTCCGACGCCGGGCGTTCTCGCGCAGGACAACCGTTCGCGTTCCGGCAGGCAGTCGCAGATAGTTCAGCAGGCGGGTATGACTGAACTGGCCCGCCCCCTTGGCCGCCACTATGATTTTCAGCAGCGCTGCTATCGTGCGGCATGGATGCGCGCTCAGCAGTTCTGGACGGGCAAGAAATATATCCGCGTGACGGACGAAACCCGCGCGCCAGAGTTCCTGACGATCAATGAGCCTGTAATGGGTCCGGTGATGCAGCCCGTGATTGATCCGGCGACGGGACAGCCTGCCGTCGATCCCATGACCGGCCAGCCCATTGTCCAGCCGGGTATCGGGGTTGTTGAGATAAAGAACCGCATCGCTGAGCTTGACGTAGATATCATCGTCAGCAGCGTTCCTGACACGACCACGCTTGCTCAGGAAGTATTCGCAGACCTGTCCGATCTTATCCGCACGACAGGCATGCAGGCCATCTTCGATCCGGCGTTCGAGATACTGATCGAAATGTCCCCGCTGGCCGACAAGCAGCGCATACTTGAGAAGCTGAAAGCCGCCAAGGAGGACGCGCAGACGGGCCAGATGGCGCAGATGCAACAGGTCATCCAGGCATTGCAGGCAGAGATCGCCAACCTCACCCAGGGGCAGGCAGCGGCGGACATGCAGAAGACCGCGAGCGAGACGCGCGAGAATATAGCGCAGGCCGCAAAGATCGAAGCGGAAACCGTCAGAGTGCTAGTTGAACCCTTTAAGAATGCGGGTGGCATGGAGCCGTAATATATAACATAATGCAAGGGCTGGCGCGGGACTTCAATTCCGGCCAGCCCTTTAACCACGCGAACGGAGATCGCAATGGCTGTTTATGACATAGCATTAATTAAGCCAAAAACAATTGAGCGTTTTTGGTCTAGGGTGGATAAATCTGGAATAGGCGATTGCTGGGAATGGAAGGGGAGCAAAGATACATCCGGATACGGGCTTATAAAGGTCAGGTCAAAGCATTCAAAGGCACATAGGATTTCATTAGTGCTCCATGGTTTCCCAGCCGTGGACGGGATGCACGCATTGCACTCCTGCGACAACCCTGGATGCGTAAACCCCTCACATCTCAGGTGGGGCACAAGGCGCGACAATATGCGGGACCGCAGTGAGCGAGGGCGCGCTAATTTACCAAGGGGGCAAAACCACCACATGACCACCTTGACCGACGATAACGTCAGGGAAATTAGAATGTCTCACTTGAGTGGCGTTGATCTTGCAAGGAAATTCGGCGTCACACGGGCAACTATATGCGACATACGAAAGCGTAGAGTTTGGAACCATATTGCGTAACGTCCGGTATCATGATACCCGTTACGAATAGGTGCAGCCGACCTTACGGGCTTATCGAGGCGCAGCCACTCGCTAAACGCTGCCGGGAAGCCGCCGATGCGGGCTGTTCGGACGATGCCACGAGACGGCATGGATGGAGTAGGTATGGGGATCGAAGATATTTTCAACATGCAGGGCGAGATCAACGATCAGCGTGACGAAGCGCTTGAAAAGATCGAGGATTTGGCTCCGATTGAAGAGAGTATCGAACCGGAAGTTCCGGTAGTTGACCCTGAACCTGTTGCTGAACCCGAAAGGGAGGATAAGAGCGTTCCGCTCCCAACCTTCCTAGACATGCGAGACAAGCAGAAAGAGGCTGAGCGCCGTGCCGCAGAAGCGGAGCGCCGACTGGCTGAACTGGAAGCGAGCAAGCAGAAGCAGCAGGCACCCGATCCATTTGACGACCCGCAGGGTTATCAGGCGTACCAGAGCCGTCAGGTTCAGGAGGCTGTGATTGCTCAGAAGTTCGATATGAGCGACCTTATTGCTCGGCAGGCGCATGGCGATGAAGCGGTGGAAGCCGCAACGACATGGGCGGCTGAAAAGGCGAAGGCCAATCCGGCTTTTGCTGCTGAGTATATGAAAGAGCGCCACCCTATCGACTGGATCGTCCGACAGCACAAGCGTGACAGCCTGATGAGCCAAGTCGGCGAAGACCCGGATGAATTTGTCCGTCGCCGTGCCGCAGAATTGGGCCTGATCGCACCGGCTGCTCAGGCAGTCGAACCGCAACAGGTGGCGACGCCCGCAAGAAGTCTGGCTTCCACGCCCTCCAAGATCGGAGCGGTCAAGGATGTACCCGTTGGACCTATGACGGCGCTCAACACCCTATTCAAATAGGGCATGAGAAATGGCAGAAGTGATTTTGGCCTCGGCCAGTGAAAAGCAGGTTTGGACGAACAAGTTTCTTCTCGAATACGTCCGCGAGAGTTCTTTCCTCCCCTACATGGGTACCTCGGCAAGCAGCATCATCCGCATTCGGAATGAGTTGCAGCAGCAGGGTGGGGCCTATCTCAATGTTCCGCTGATTACGCGCCTCAAGGGTCGTGGCGTCCGTGGTGCGGAGGTTCTCAAGGGCAATGAAGACGACCTGGGCAACTACAACGATCAGGTTCGGATCGACTGGATCAGGAACGCGGTCAAGGTTCCCAAGTCCACCAGCTACAAGACCGATATCGACCTGTTCGAGGCCGCCAAGCCGCAGCTTCGCACCTGGGACGCGGAAGTCCTGCGCGATGACGTGATTGACGCTTTCGCCTCGATCATCATCAAGGGCAACCCTGACGCAAACGGCATTGCTGGCACTGACAGCGCCGTCCTGTACGATCAGGCGAGCGCGGCGCAGCGCAATGCCTTCCTTGTGAACAACAAGGATCGCATCCTGTTCGGCAGCAGCAAGTCCAATTCGTCCTCGAACGTTTGGGCAACCTCGCTGGCTAACGTTGACAGCACCAACGACAAACTGTCGGCTTCGACCATCACGCTCGCCAAGCGCATGGCTCGCACCGCTGGCCAGACGACCGGCTCGATCAATATTCGTCCGTTCAAGTCGGATATGACGGCTGGCCGTGAATGGTTCGTGCTGTTCGCCAACAGCCTTGCATTCCGCGACCTGACGCAGGACCAGACCATCATCAACGCCAACACGCAGGCTCGTGCGCGTGAAGGTGACGGGATGGAGCGTAACCCGCTGTTCCAGGATGGCGACCTGATCTACAACGGCGTCATCATCCGCGAAGTGCCGGAACTGCCGGTCATCACGGGCGCGGGTGCTGGTGGTATCGATGTTGGCATGAGCTTCCTGTGTGGTCAGTCGGCCATTGCGGTTGCTTACGGTCAGGATCCGATGCTGCGCGTGGACCTCAAGGAAGATTACGAGTTCCGCCCCGGTGTCGCCATTGAGGAACTGCGTGGCCAGAAGAAGGTCAGCTATAACGGCGTCCAGTATGGATGTGTGACCCTCATCAACAGCGCTGTCGCCGACGCTTAAGGAGTAATTGACATGGCTGATCTTTATTCTGTTGAACTTGGCGGAACCCGTGCACTGACCGGCGCTCGCACCTATCCGGTGTCGGGCGTTGGCATGGGTGGCCGCACCACGCACGCAGCACGCGGTGAATACACCATCACGGCGGCGCTTGCCCTGAACGATACCATCCAGCTTTTTGACCTCCCGCCCAATGCTCGCATTGTGTCGGGCTTCATCAAGTCGGACGACCTTGACAGCGGCGGCACCGGCCTGCGTATCGATGTTGGCGATGCTGGCGACACTGACCGTTATCTGACGGGCGGTGCTGGCACTCCCGGCCCGGTCGCGGGCGTTACGAACGTGCTGGCGGCGACTGCTTACGATTATGTCACCACGGCAAAAACCCGCGTCTATGCGACCGTTTCGGTTGCTCCGACCACGGGTGCAACGACCGGAACCTTCGTTGTGGTTCTGGAATATATGGTGAATGAGCCTAAGTAAGGAGGCCGTTATGGCACAGGTGACTTGGCTGGGGGATGAAGATCCCGAAGCGCAGGTAATCACCATGTTTGGGCACGAATTTGTCAAGGGCGTTCCGACGAGTGTCCCTGACAAAGACCCATCCATGGAGAAGCTGAAAGGCAATGCCTTCTTTTCGGTCGGCAAGGGTGGCGACGTGGTTGAAAGCCACGAACCCGATCCGGTTGATCCAGACGAAGGCACGGAGCGCGCAGCGGTGAAGGCTGAGCTTGACCGTATGAACGTCAAGTATGACGGACGGGCGAAGCTGGAAACCTTGCGCGAAGCCCTGGCGAAGGCCAAGGCGTAAGTGGCGGACACTTACTCCTGTCTGGATATTGTGAAGGGCGCTCTGCGAAAGCTGGGCGTCCTCGCATCCGGTCGCGAGCCTCGCGCCGTAGACCGTGACGACACGTTCGAGGCCCTCAAGGGCATGTATCGCCAGATGGTGAATAACGGCACACTTGGTCGTCTATGCGACGTTGTGCCAACTTCCGATTATACCGCCCATCCGAACGAGCGTATATATCGCTCGTCTGATACGGCTGAACTGTCCATCACACTCCCTGAACTGGTAAACAAGTGGGAGTTTTGGGCGGGCTATAACATATTCGGGCTTTATCCCACGGAGCCGGAGGGTCGCAACCTCACCACGCCGCGAGACTGTTCGGTCGTCACCATTTCTGACGCCGTGGTAGGCTCTACATATGACTTCATCTATGATGGCCAGTTGAAGCGCTGGGAAGGTATCTACGCGCTTGAGATAGAAGATAGAGCGCCCCTCGCATGGCGTGATCCACAGGGGCTTATGGCGTCTCTCGCCGTACAGGTTGCGGACGAATTTGGCGCTCAGGTGGGGCCGTCAGCCAACTATCAGGCACGCTCATTCATGACGAGCCTGACGAGCCGCTACAGCACGCCAATCAGACAGCAGCCGGGGGTGTATTACTGATGGTCGATCAGTTCGCGCGGCGTGGCGGGCAGTTCTATTTTTTATATGCTGATCCAGAATATAGGCACCGGCATATTCGAGGGTGTCATTTCCATTCGCTGGAAAGAAAGGGTTTGAAAGAGGTGATTTGCCAATGACAGCACTATCGACAAATTCCATCGCCCAACCTGTCTACGTGGTGGATGGCGTTACCGGCTCCCCATCCTCGACCAGTGGGACAACCGCGAACCCGACTGTCACGCAGACGGCGCAAAACACCTACACGCTTGCCAGCAATGTCGCGTCCCTCGCCGCACAGACGGGGACCACGCCTGTCACCGGAGTGAAGTCCGGTGTCTATGTCTGGGATGCGCAATTCACCGGCACCGGCCCGCTTGTTCTCCAGTCCCTTGGCTCCGATGGGGTGACGTGGCGCACGGTGGCCAGCCTTGCTGCATCTGGTGCATTTGCCGGGGAAATCCGCATTGGAGCTAACGCCCAGGTGCGTGTTTTCAATAACCATGCGACCGACCCTGTAACGTCCGTCTATTCGAGCCTAAGCTGATGGCTGTGACGGCATGGGCACCAGGGCAACCCCTTCCGCTTGAAGAGCAGTTCCTAATAGGAACTGACGGGCAGCAGCTTATCGGAGATGATGGCGAAGAATTATATGGAGAAATTCAATGAGCCGCCTGCTGAACGCTGAAGATATCCGCAATGCGACCGGGATGGTATCGCTGTTCCGCTTTCTGTCTACCGCGCAGATCGCGGCTGTAACGGGCCGGACATTCAGTGTCGACCTCACCGCCGCAATCCAGTCCGCGTTTGACAGTGGCGAGGCGCTGATCGCTCCGCCGGGCGGCTACCTCCTCGACGGGCCGGTCTACACGCCCAACACCGCGGCATTTAGGCTTCAGGGCTTCGGCAAGAAGACCGAGTTCCGCCCCGCCCAGGCCATCCCCTTCATGATCCGCAAGCGCGACCGCGCGGACGGCGCGACCATCGAGCCGGTGGACATCACCGACCTGTACTTCGACTGCAACCGGCTGGCCGACAGCGCGATGTGGATCGGCATCGGCAAGAAGGGCCGGATTGGTAACATCATCATCGATGACATGCTGGTCCATGCGATCAAGCTTGGCGACGACGAAGACACGCAAGTGAGCGCCTTCTACGAGAACCTCATCAGCCACATCGTCATCGACGGTGGGGCGGAATATGCCGGGTCGGCCGGAACGATGCCCGACTACGGACTGGTGGGCACAAAGAACGCCACCGACAACCTGATCCAGCACATCCAGGTAGGTTATGTATCGGAGGCCGCCGCGATGCTTGCCGGGGGGTTCAACACCGCGCAGAAGGTCCACGGCTACGGCCTCAACAGTGCCGACACCGGGCCGAAATACTGCGTCCACGCCAAGGCGGCGATGAACATCATCGACATCGAGGCCGACAACGTGACGGTGGCTGGCGTGAAGGTCAGCGCCAACAATGTGCAGGTGACGGCAGGCTCCTATTATTGGGCGTCCGACAACACGCCTTCGGTCGGTGGCGCGGTGCCTGTAGAGGTTGATGAGCTGAGCGCGGTCGATGGCGCGACCATTTCCGCCGTGCAGGTCAATGGCGGCCAGATACGCGGCGGCAATACAGCGAACCCTGCCGTCCGCTGGCTCGGTCCCAACCGTCCGTCGAGCCTCGTCGTCATTCCCATGACTGGCACCTACGCGCCACAGGCGGGCGATGAGCATAACAGCATCCGGGGCAACCTGCTCCAGCGGGGATTCACCGGCGTCGACGCGAAGCACCGCATCCAGGCTCAGTCCAACACCGTGCGGGCGTCCGTCACCTATGATGCGAACGGTACCGAATTCCACCGCGAGGGGACGGACGGGACGAGCGTATCGGACTGGACCAAGGACTACTGGAACGGCTCAGCGTGGGTCGAAGTCGCCCGGCTGAAGCGCGCCACGGGCGCGTTCACCTTCAACGGATCGTCCGTCCGCAAGCGTCGCGCCCGCTATGCCGGACAGTGGTTCAATCCCGTGCCGGGATCGTCCGTCCAGACGGGCAGCGCGGCGACCGGGGCGGATAGCCTTCGCCTGGTGCCGTTCTACCTTGACCAGGCGGTGGCGCTCTCCAACCTCGGCCTGCGCGTTACGACGACCGGCAGTGGTAATTTCCTGCTCGCCATCTATGCCGACGACGGCGCGGGCAAGCCGACCGGAAGCCCGTTGGCGGTTGCGGCCGCAGGCGCGACAAGCAGCGCGGCCGCGATTGTCGTCAACCTCTCAAGCTCTCTCAATCTGGAACCGGGTGCCTATTGGGTGGCATTCCTCTCCAGTGACGCGACCGCAGTGTTTCAATGCTATGCGAGCGGAAACGCGCAGATGGCACACGAGGCAGGCGCGCTGACATTGGGAGGCGTATCCACCGGCGCATCGACCAGCTTCGCGGGCTATTCGATGGCATCGAGCTATGCTGGCGGGATGCCTGATCTCACGGGCGCGAGCCTGACCGCAGTGTCCGCGTCAACGACGCCAGCCATGTATCTTAGAATTGCGCCTTAACCGATCAAAAATGATCCACAATAAAGGGTTAAATTCTGTGCCGCAGATACCTTTGGGAAACGCCGCATATAAAAGGGATGTCGGTTTTCAGACCGAAGTCCTGCTCGAAAATCTCGTCATGGAAAAGGACGACAGCGGCGCGTCTCCTGATGGCTTTATGCGTATCCAGAGGCCTGGCCTTACAGCAAACTACACGATTAACTCGCCGGTGCGCGGACTTTATCAGCAACAGGGTATATTCGACGGCGATGTTTTTTCCGTTGGAGGGTCAAACTTCTACCGTGACCAAACTCTGGTTAGCGCCATAACAGGTACGGGCATCGCCTCAATGGCAAGCAGCATAGACCGTATCGGCGTTGTGCTGAACCCAAATTTCTACACTTATGACGGCACACTGGATCAGGTTACAGTCCCTGACGACAGGGAGGCAATCGACCTTGAGCAGCTAAATTCGTATCTGATCGTGCTTACGCCGACAGGCCGCTTCTACTGGCTTGTACCGGGTGAGGCGGCAATTGATCCGCTGGACTTCGCCAATGCAGAAAGCAGCCCCGATGGCGGGGTGGCGGTGAAGCGGCTTGTCGATGAACTGTTCTTTTTCAACACCACCACGGTTGAGGTGTGGCAGACGACAGGCGACCTGAACGCGCCATTTCAGCGAGCGGCTGGCCGCATATACGATAAGGGATGCCTGAACAAGGATACGGTGCAGCGCTTCGATAATTCCATTATATGGGTTGGCGACGACCTGTCTGTTTATCGCGCCTCACAGGTTCCGCAAGACATTGGATCACCCTTCCTGTCTGAGAGGCTCCGCAAGCGGACTGGCGACCCCACTGCTATCGTTCTGAAATTTGACGACCATGAAGTCTATGTCCTTCGCATTCCCGGCCAGGGGTCCTTTGCCTTCGATGCACTGACACAGACATGGAGCGACTGGAAGACTTACGGGATGACGGAATGGACCCCGCATGTCGCTGTCGGTGAGGTTGATTTGGTAGGGGACAGCGCTACCGGCAAAATATGGCGGTTCGATCCTGAAAACGGGACGGATGACGGCTTGCCAATCGTCCGCAAAGTTACAGGGACTATTTCCATCCCATCCCGCCCTGTTGCTTCCAGCAATTTCACGGTTGGTGTTGGCGCGTCCGATGACACTACCGCCTATATCCGGTGGAAGGATGGTAGGGACGAGTGGCCCGCATATTATGAGGATATTGAGGTTCGCGCGCCATATGACATTGTGAATATCTACCGCACCGGCCAGATGCGCGAGCCTTTTAGGTCATGGGAGGTTATGTTTGACGGACCTGAAAGGGTAAGGATAAGTGCTGCCCTGTTCGCGGAGGCATGGGCATGACAATTCCGCCAAGGGCGCAGAAATTTCGGCAGGACAGACAGATAGTCGATCCAAAAAATGGGTATCCGACCACTGAGTTCCTGCGCAATATCAATAGCGGCCTCGACCTGTTGAATTACCTTGCTGACATTCAAGCGGCGGCAGATGCTGCCAATGCAGCAGCGGCGGCGGCTCAGGCGTCGGCAGATGCAGCGCTTGCGGCTGCGAATGGCACTGCTGACGCCTACGCTCTGGCAAATTCATACCCAACCGGACTGACGATCACTTCTGTTGATGTTGGGGCTGGCACGTCCTCGACCATCAACATATCTGCGCACAGTCGGGTTTATGCAACCGCTCCACCGACAACAGTTTCTGTTGATGCGGGGGCCATTCCATCGCTTGCGCCATCGACAAGGTATTACATCTATTATGACGATCCATCACGCGCGGGCGGTTCTGTCGCCTATGTAGCGACCACAAGCAAATCCAATGTCGCCCAGGTAGGGGACAGACATTCGGTCGGCACGATTGTGACGCCAGCACCATCAGCCGGGCCTACCAATGGTGGAGGCGTTACCCCACCGGGTGGAAACTATGATGAGCCTTGATATGAAAGAGGTATCCTGATACCGTTCCGCATGAGAATTTACGACGCCTCCATTGTGAATGAGATTGCCAACATTCCAGAGGTTTCGCGGGAGTTGTCCGTTGATGGCGAGGAGTGCGAGTTTGACTTTTCAGACGCCATTGCAAGCCGATCAAGTGTGTTTCTGCACTGTGGCGGTGGTGTCGGAATGTTCTTCTGGTCCGCTCCCCGCGTCTATGAGTGTCATATCCTGTTCCCTCCAGACAAGCGAGGGGCCAATGCTTTCCAAGCCTGCCTTGCCATGCGTGACGAAATGATGGGCATGGCTGATATGTTGTGGGGCCAGCCAAAGCTTTCCAACCGCAAGGCAATCTGCCTGATCCGCAGGCTTGGCTTTTCCCCGGCTGGCATTGGTGAAAATCCGATTATCGGCCCTGTTCAATATCTCGTTTATGGAGGTGTGAAATGCCACCCGTAGTTGTTGCGGCAGGCGTGGCAGCCGTTGGTGCTGGCGCCTCCGCTGCCATCAATTCGAGCGCAGCAAAGAAGGCGTCGAAGACGCAGGCAAACGCCGCTAATGCTCAGATCGCGGCGGCAGAGGCGAACCGTGATTATCAATATAACCTGAACGCGCCAACGATTGACGCGGGCAATCGTGCCAATGAACTATATTCAGGGTTCCTTGGCGCTGGAGACCCCGCGAAAGCGACTGATTGGGCTGCGTATGTCAGGGCAAACCCTGATGCCATGGCAAACTGGATGGCTATTCAGGGGTCAACCGATGCTGCGCCGTTCAATGGGGACATTGCGGCTTTTGGTCAGTATCACTACAACAAGGATGGAGCGCGGCGAGATATCTCTGCCTTTACCGATACTGGCGGCGGTTCTCAGGCGGCACTTGACACGTTCCGCAATTCATCGGGATATCAGGACTTGCTCAAGCAGGGCTTGGGCGCGGTCAATGCTAACGCCTACGCTTCGGGCATGGGAGATAGTGGCGCTACGCTCAAGGCTCTACAGGATCGCGGCACGAATATCGCCAACAGTTCTGCGCAGCAATGGCTTGGCAATCTCGGAAACCTGATGAGCGCAGGCGGTCAGGCGCGCGGGCTTGTGGCTGGCATCGGAACGAACACGGTCAACAGCACCAATCAGTCAACGCAAAACGCGGCCAACGTTTCGAGCAACGCCACGCTTGCCAGCGCTGGACAGACCAGTTCCGCATTGCAAGGGCTGCTTAATGCAGGCGCGTATGCCTATTCTTCCAGCTACGGACAACCGCAGAATAGCCCATACGGCGGATCGCTTGGGGGTATTTACTAATGGCGGTGGAATTTGGCCTCCTGGGCAACCCAGTCAACCCGCTACAGGTGTTGCAGTCGCTTGCCCTTGGGCAGCAGCAAGTCCAGCAACGTCAGCAGATGGAGGAGGAACGCGCAAGCCGCCAGAGGGAAATGGCGTTGCGCGAACAGCAGTTCGGATTGCAGCAGCAGAAATTGCGCTCTGAAACCCAAAAAATGGGACTTGATAGCTATGCCGAGGCTATTCAGGACGTTCTCCGTCGCCCTGAAAATGAGCGAGCATCAACATGGGACGC